ATTCCTATCCTGGAAGAAGTTGAATTTATGGATCTCTCAAACCGAACCCTTACCGTTCGAGTTGAAAATGCTCCTAATAAAGATGGGGTTATGACAACCGTGGAAGGTGTTGCGAACGTAAAATTTGCATCGGAACTTAGCCTCCTTCGTGTAGCTGTAGAAAGATTCCTTGGCAGAAACAATGATGACATCGACAAAACAATCCTTCAGAACCTGGAAGGTCACTTAAGGGCCGTGGTAGGTAAAATGACCATGGAAGCTCTTATCAGTGACAAAACAGAGCTTAACAAAGCAGTTCTTGAAGAAGCTAACGATGACTTCAACAAAATGGGTATCAATATCGATTTCCTCAACATTCAGGATATTCGCGATAACGATAACTATATAAAGAACCTCGGCCGTAAGAGGGCATCTGAAATAAAAAGAGATGCTGACATTGGTACTGCAGAAGCTGAAAGGGATGCTCAGATTAAAACAACCACTGCAAAAAGAGCTGGTATTGAGCAGGCTAACTTGAACGATCAGAAGATTTTTGAATCAAACAATGAGCGTGATGTTAAGAAAGCTCAGATGAAAGCTCTTACTGATACCCAGAATGAGATTGCCAACCAGGCAGGTCCTCTTTCCCAGGCTCAGGCTCTCAAGAATGTTGTTGAAGCTCAGGCTGCAACAGAAGCTGCACAGGAGGTTGCCCAGACGAAAGTTCAGGAAGCTCGTGCTATTAAAATGGAAAAGGAATATATCGCTGATAAGATTGTTCCCGCAGAAGCTGAAAAGAAAGCTCGTATCGTAACCGCAGAAGGTGTTCAGCAGTCACTGGTTATTGAAGCTGATGGTAAAAAATCTGCTACAATCAAGCAGGCAGAAGGAGAATCTGAAAGGATTAAACTTACAAAGATAGCTGAAGCTGAAGGTGAAGCTGCTAAGATCGTGAAAATGGGGGAAGCCGAAGGTAAGGCAATTTACGCTAAACTTTCCGGTGAAGCAAAAGGTATCAAGGAAAAAGCTGAGGCTTATGCTAAGCTTGACCAGACTGGTAAATTCCTTGAAGTACTTAACGCTCTTCAGACCCTCGGACCTAATGTTATTAAGGAATTCGCAGGAGTTATGTCTGCTTCTTCCGCACACCTTGCCAATATCCAGGATGTTAAAGTCATCGACTTTGGCGGTGGACAGAATGGTTCAAGCGTTAGTAAGTTCGGTTCCATCCCGGTGGAAGTTCTTACAAAGATGTTTGAAGGTCTTAAGGGAACCGGCTTTGATATGACCAAACTTCTTAACTTCGTCGGAATTAAACCCGAAGATGCTCTGAAGATGGTTAAAACCGAAGAACCTAAAAAAGAATAGTCACATTCTTTAAAGTTTGCAGGGCTCCAGGGGGAAACTCCTGGAGCCTTTTAAAACTTTTAACCAAATAAATCCATACAATGAAGAATACCTATAAATTTTCCAAATATATAAAAATAAAATGGTTATTTACAAGACAACTAATTTAATAAATGGAAAATATTACATTGGTAAGGATTCAAAAAATTCCAAAAATTATTTGGGTTCTGGAATAGCTATAAAAAAAGCTATAAAAAAATACGGAAAAGAAAATTTTAAAAAAGAAATTATTTGCGAATGCAAAAATTTAGTAGAGTTAAATAAAAAGGAAAAAGAAATAATAACCTCAAAAATAATAGAGGACCCATTATCCTATAACATGATATTGGGGGGAGTTGGGGGATCTAAAAAGGGGAAAAAAAATCCAAATAAGGGAAAATCATGGGAAGATATTTTGGGTAATGAAATTTCGCAAAAACGAAAAAAAGAGATGAAAGATAAATTTTCAGGGGAAAATAATCCAATGTATAAAAAAGGATTTTTAATTAAGGGGGAGAAAAATGGAATGATGGGTAGAAAAAGCCCGAATAACGGAAAATCTTTATCCAAAGAAACAAAAAATAAGATTTCGAATAAATTTAAAGGTAAAACTTGGGAGGAATTATTCGGAATTGAAAATGCTTCGGAAAGAAGAATCAATGCTAAAAATAGAAAAAGATCTTATTATATCGAGTTAGTTTATTTAAATGGAATGATTCTTCGATTTGAAACAGTAAAACAAGCGATTGAAATATTGCAGTTAAGTTCAAGAAAAGCCTATAAAAATAATTATATTCAATTTAAAATAAGAAAAATATATGGGTCCATTTGAAGTTTCTAAAATTATTTTTGAATCCCCGGGTCAATATTCTGATTTAACGAAGGGGGATAAAAGATCCAATTTTTTTATTTTGCAAAGGAGATTTGCTATCAACTTCCCTGTACAAGCTCATTTACTACAGCACCTTAAAATAAACATGGAAGCTGCCGTTGATTGGTGGCAAAGGTATTTAAGAAAGCAATATCAAAAAACTCCTTATTGGATGTTTCAAAAAGGGGTCAAATTTCATCAAGAAAAGGAGGAGAAAAAGATTAAAATTTCTTCGGAAACAATATCAGAATATTGCCAATTTTATCAGAAAGATCCTAAACAAATTAAGGATGCTATAAAATTTTATCCTGAAGAAATGCAAAAAGAGATGGGGGATTTTCAAAAAATGATGAAAGAATTAAGATGAAAACAGCTAAAACCCGGGATCTTTTAATTGCTTATAAAAAAGGTGGGATGAGAGCTGTAATCCAATATGTTTCAAATGAAGAATTAGAATTCAAAGAAGGAACATGGGTAGCTAAAGCAAAAAATCTCATCGAGCATAATTGTTGGAGGAGTTTAGAAGAGGAAATTAATTTAATCATATATAAATTCAGTTTAAACGATGACAAAATCAAAGAAGAACCAGGAGGAGAAGATTCTTAATTATACTCTAAAAAACTTAGAGATAAATGAGATCTGTCCGAATTTTGTAGATGGAGTGGTTATTTCCATAGAGGATAACCAGAAAAGAATGGATCTTCCTCCAGCTATGTCATCGGACGTTTTTAAGAAATGGTTTGGGGGACGGGGAGGTGTATTTTCTAAAGATATTACCAATTTTCTTAAAAAAAGACCTACAGCCAAATATATTCTAATGGAAGGGGAGGGGGAAAAAACAATCCTTCGTTTAATTGAGGATGAGGAACTTCCAACTTTTGAATCCCGAAAATTGGTGGACGGTATTGTTAAGGATAAAGCCTATATGATCCTTAGAAATCTTAACGAAGGAGAATCTTTAACTACTTCTTCGAGATATATAGAAGAAACTTCTGAATTGATAGAATCAGAATCTCTAGATATGCCTCATCTGGAAGATGAGGACAGTTTAGTTCAATCAATGCAATTGTTTACGGACTAAACTTTTATTCCAAGTAAAATAACTTTATAACCCCGTCTTGATAGGAAGGCTTTTGGTTGGCAAAAGGGGTTTTATGTTAAACTAAAAAAATGATTATGAAACAGTTAAAGAAACAAATTTCCGAAAAGGAAGAGACTACATCAAAACCTCTCACGAATTTGCTTACTTTTAATTCTCCTTTAATAAAAAAACTCGTAAAAGGGCTATTGGCACTAGCCTTTTTAGCAATTGTAAGCCTGTTAACTACAGCTTTGTTGGAAGTTCCCATCAAAGCAATGAATTCAAACTTAGAGAATACTTCAACTCTTGAAAATTCAGTTTATATTTCAAAAGTTAGGAATTATTCCGAAAAGAAATTAATTAAAGAGGTAGATGTCTACATGAAATCTATTGCTCCCACAGAAAAATTAGATGCAGCCTTATTGGTTGAACTGTGCAATAAATATGAAATAGATATAACCCTTGCTATTGCTCAAGCCATTTTAGAATCTCATATTGGTACTAAAGGAAGAGCTATACAAACAAATTCAGTTTGGAATGTAGGAGCATTTGATAATGGAATAATCCATTATACTTATTCCAATCCCAATGAATCTATTGAGCCATATCTTAAATTAGTTAAAGAAAGATATTTAATTAAGATCACTGCTCAGGGGGATACTCTTCAAAGGGACATAGGAAATTTAATAGCCGATAGGGGATATGTAAACTACGAAGGAAAAAGATTTGCCACAAGCCCTTCGTATGAAAATCTCTTAAGATATTGGATTATTAAAGTTCAAATAGATTCTAAAATTAAACTATATCAGGATATTAAAACTCTTCCTGATAAAGATATATTAGGATTTTTTGTTCCTCAAGAAACACCCATCGATAGCCTGATGGCAAACTTATAACTTTTATTTTTGATGTAGTCTTGGAAAACCCCCTTTATAGGGGGTTTTTTGTGAATAAATAGATAAAATAATCTATTTGTATGATAATGATGAATTATAAATTTAATCTACAGAGAAGTCCTGTAGATGAAAGAGACTTCCTTTTAAGTACAGTTTATCCAGCTGATGTTACTCTTCCCGCTGAATATGATTTACGTCCTCAGATGCGTCCTATCAGGGATCAAGGAACCCAAGGAACTTGTTCAGCTCAAACAGCCGCTGCTATGAAAGAATGGCAAGAAAAAGTTGACTTAGGATTTAATGAATATATGTCTCCCCAGTTTGTTTATAATCTTAGGGAATCCTACGGAATGGAAGGAATGACTCCAAGAGATACTATGAAAATTCTTAATAAGGTTGGAATTGTTTCTGAAAAGCATTATCCTTATGGAAAATTAGAGGATCTTAATGAATTATCTCTTAATCCTGAACTTAAAGATGAAGCTGCTAAATATCAAATTATGGGATATGCAAAAATTGATCTTCTAGACGGATTAAAGAAAGCTCTATTTGCAAACGGCCCTTGTTATATAGCATTTCCCGTTTATAATCCTGAAAAATGGGAATTCTGGAAACCCGATTTTACTGGTCAACAAATGCTAGGAGGTCATGCAGTTTGTGTAGCTGGCTGGTTGAAGGATTCATTCATTATAAGGAATTCTTGGAGTACAGCTTGGGGCGATAGGGGTTATACTTATCTTAAATTTTCTGATTGGGGTGCTCAGTGGGAAGCCTGGACAACTATTGATGCCGATTCAACTCCAGAAAAATTAGATGAAAAAGTTGCTGCAATAAAATGCACAAAGGGTCTTTTTGCAAGAATATTTAAGAAAAAACTGAATAGATAATTTTTTATTCGAGTATTTTTTAGTATATTTGCTTAAATATGATAAGCATGAAAGCATTTACTATTAAATACGACGTACATTGTGTTCTTCAGAATTTCTTTGGAAAAGAAATGATAGTTAAAAATTGCGAGTCCATGATACATGCAAAATCAAAACTTGATGATTTTTGCAAAAAGAAATATGGATCGGAATATCGGTATATTATCGTTATTTCATGCACAGAAAAAATAGATTTAGGGCACATGTTTGGAAATGGATTTCCTGGCGATGCATTTTCTGATTTATTTGGGGGAAAAAAGAAATAAATGGGAGCACAACACGTATTCTTTCAGCAATTTGGAATTCCGGCCAGTCAAGAGGAACTTTTACCAGAGCAAGCTAAGCATCAAAAAAATTGTTTAGTTTTAGAAATTGCAAATAACTGGGCTCATGTAAGATGGCTGATGGATAGACATAGGCACGGAGAATTAAAAACTGTAGATCCTTTAGAAAGAGACTGGTTTAACTTTATAATTTCAAACAATATTGATGTTGAAAAGTATGAAAAGAATTCCAATCAATTTATTAATGAATATATAGAAAAATAATTTTAATATATGGAAAACCTCGTTCCTATTAAGAAAGTATTTAGCATTATTGATTCATGTACAAATACAGATCAATTAGCAGGATGTAAAAAACTTGCTTCAGCTTATACAAAATTAGTAACATCAAAGGGAGTAGTTAATCCGGAATTAGTTCAGGAAACTCTAGATATTAAAATTCAAGAAAAACAAGAAGAATTGGAAATGGTTGAAAATTTTTGCGCTAGGTAATAAAACTTTTCCATTTCTTGTGAGTATATAATAAACAAACGATATAATTAGATGAGAAATTTTCTATCATATTATCCGACCCTAAATTTAACCTTAACACAGGAGCAACTCCCATGTGGAGTTTCCGAGAGGGTACATCGATAATATAAGAAAATTCTCATACTAGATAACTTCTTTATAAATTCAACCCTCCCGGACAATCCAGGAGGGTTTTTTATTTTAACGAACTTTTAACGGAAAAAGTTTTTGTTCTTTGAGATCTTTTGATACATTTGCCTTATAAATAAAAAACAATTCAATTTGTAATGGCAAAAAAAGATCACACATTATTGGAAGCAGTTGACCTGATTGGTCAAACACTGAAAGAAGCTGCACCGTATGATTTGCAGTCAGAGGTAATAGCTTCAGCAATAGCTGAGATCCGCAAGGATCCGGATATTGATCTATCAGTAGCTTTACAACGTGGTCTTCAGGATTGGGATATATGATTATGTTTGTCATGTTTGATATGTAATCAGGTCCCGGATCCTTAAAAATTTCGGGACTTTTTTTGTCCCAGCGATCTTTGACATATTGGTTTTTTGCACTTGTGGTCGAGTGGTCGAAGGCATGCGCCTGCAAAGCGTAAATTCCACGTCGTAGGTTCGAATCCTACCAAGTGCTCTTTAAGTTGTAGTAAGATAATAGCGTTACTTCGAATTTTGGTTTTGAAAACAACACGCTTGTTCAAATTTCTCGACTTGAAATTATATGGGGGAGCAATAAAATGCTCTTTCGATTTTCTTGGATAAAACCATAGTGATGATTAGAGATACTTCGCGATCAGATCTGTAAAATCTCAAAAGTTGGTGCAATTCCAGCCTCCCCCACCATTAAACAAATATAATAGCAGTCCGACGGTTGAAGTGATGAGTAATTCACATATTATATTTGATTTGCCGATATGGCACAGCGGTCGACTGCACCTGACTTGTAATCAGGATCGTTACTGGCACCGGGGGTTCGAATCCCTCTATCGGCTCGAGAATAGACTGTTAGCATTTTTCATAGGGCACCATACATGTAAGTCCTGTCTGCGTAGAAAAATGACATTGTCCTCTGGTGTAATTGGCAACACGTTGGGTTTTGGTCCCAAAGACTGTAGGTTCGAGCCCTACGGGGACAACTGGAAATGTGCCTATATCATCAATGGGTAGCTCCCGGAGATAGAATATAGAGAGCGATAGATAAGTCCGGACTTAGTTCTATCTTACCTTACTCGAGGTGGTAAAAGTACTCTCGAGACTTTCGGGGTATAGCGCAGTCCGGTCAACGCGCCTGGTTTGGGACCAGGAGATTTCGGGGGTTCGAATCCCTCTACCCCGACTTCTAATAGCTCCTATACAGAAATTGACCTACCCAAGAGCTTGGAGGTCAGGTAACTACGTCCGACAAAACGATGTTACAGTGCATCCGGAACGACCGGTGAAACCGCAAACTGCACTTAAATCTGAAGGCGATTCATGCCGACGACTCAGGGAACGGACGGGTCTGTAAAACCCCAGCCAGAGGTTTCGAGTACCTCCGACGGCACAAAAAATCCAAGTTATAAACTAGGTAAACGTGTTAGAAAGTATTTGAAAAAGAGGTGCGTCATCCTTTGAGCGACGATTACCGCCTGGCTCCCCATCAGGACTTTAGAAGATAATTCATTTCGCCTCAGCAGATTTTTTTAAGTAGGAGGATGCAGTCACGTGGCAATGAATCCTTAAACAGGCCGCCAGGCCTATCCTAACTTTTTTACTGCCCTGTAGGAGAATTGGCTAATCCGCCTGACTCTGGATCAGGATATTCCAGGTTCAAACCCTGGCAGGGCAACAAACTGTAGTGATTTAGAGAGTTACTTCGAAATTCGCTTTGGGAGCCGGTGTCCGAATAGGACGTGGAGGTTCAAGTCCTTCTGCCCCAGCCAAAATCAATAATTGGGGTATGGTGAAATGGTAGACACGCCGATAAAAATTAAAAAAGACACTCTTTGAGATTTTCTCAGTTTAAATTTAAAACTCTTCACCCTCGAATGCGCTCGTGGCGGAATTGGTAGATCGCGCTAGCCTTAGGAGCTAGTGTCCATTGGGCGTGTGGGTTCGAGTCCCACCGAGCGCACTAACAGTAGTAACGAAGCAAGCGTTTCATCGTGAAATGGTAAACACAATTTGTCTCAAAAACAGATGTCCGAAAGGACAAGGGGTTCAAATCCTCAATCCGCTCTTCACCATTTCTCTGTTAAATGCCCGGATGGAGGAATTGGCAGTCTCGTCAGTCTTAAGAACTGATGGTCTTTGTACCGTGAGGGTTCGAATCCCTCTCCGGGTACTAAGCATGCTAGAAAACTTTTCTTTCGTGTTTCCATATAATATAAATGGTATCACACGAAAAAATAATTGAAGCATGCAAAAGTTCTTTGACAATGTCAGAAGCTTGTGCAAAAACAGGACTGCATTTTAATACATTTAAGAAACATGCTCTGATATTAAATGTTTATAATCCTAATTCTGCAGGAAAGGGATTAAAAAAGCCTAAAAAATTTGGGCATGATTCATATTCTTTAGATGATATTCTTGAAGGAAAACATCCCTATTATCAAACAAATAAATTGAGAATTCGTTTATTAAATGAGAAAAGAAAAGAACACAAATGCGAAAAATGTCAATTAACAGAATGGTTAGGTTTACCAATTCCTCTGGAATTAAATCATAAAGATGGAAATAGACATAATCATCTATGGAATAATTTAGAAATGATATGCCCAAATTGTCATGCTCAAACAGAAAATTACAGAGGAAAAAATGTTAAAAGATAATTCGAGGTGTAGCTCAGTTGGTTAGAGTACTAGTCTGGGGGGCTAGGGGTCGGAGATTCGAGTTCTCTCACCTCGACAAATGGGGTCGTCGCATAGCGGCAATTGCTAGGGACTGTAAATCCCTCGTCTGTGGACTTCGGAGGTTCGAGTCCTCCCGGCCCCACAAAGAAATTTAATATGGAATATAAAACAGAATTTGGATTCATCGATTATGACTATATAGTCAACGAAAAATATCCTCATGGATTACTTCTCTTTATGGGAAGTTATGTTTATAAAGAATTCAGGGGACAAGGTAAATTTAAGAATATGGTAAATACTTTATTTTCTAGAATGAAAAAAGGAACAGAGGTTCAGGTATCCTTGGCAAATAAAAATTTAGTTTCCTATTTTAAATCACTTGGGTTTGAAGAAACATACGAAATCGAATTTTGGGGTAAACCCGATAATACTATCAATTTAAGGGGTAAAATATAATTGGCCGGTTCGTCTAGATGGCTCAGGACATCGCCCTTTCACGGCGGAGATCACGGGTTCGAATCCCGTACCGGCTACTATTCATAGCCCTGCTAAGAAGCTGTTAGCAGACCACCTATACATCATTCCATTTTACGGAGTGTCCCAAGTAAGTTAGCGCGTTAACTGGGTTAAAGGAAATAGGAGAAGGTTATGATATTTGTCTCGTTGGTGGAATTAGGTATACACAATGGTTTGAGAGACCATGCTTTTTATAAGCGTGAGGGTTCGAGTCCCTCACGAGACACCAAAAATTGGCAAACGCGCAAGCTCAAATTTGGATATATAAAATAAAAAATGCATATTTGTCAGTGTGGAAAAAAATTTGAAAAAATAAATTCCTTAAATGCTCATTATTCTCATTGCTTAATTCATAGAGATGGGAAAGAACCAATTAACAGATTTAAGGGAAAAGAAAATTGGAATAAAGGTTTAACAAAGGAAACAGATAATAGGGTTTTAGAAAATTCTAAAAAAATACAGGGAGAAAAACACCCTCAATGGGGTAAGAATTTATCCCAAGAAACAAAAGACCTTATCTCAGCTTCTTTGAAAGGAAAAACTGGCGGATTTCGAGAGGGATGCAATCATTGGAAGGGGGAATATCTTTTTATCGGGGAGAATAAAATCTGGCTTGACTCATCTTGGGAAAAATTATTTGCAATAAGATGCCAGGAAAATAATATTGAATGGACCAAAAATCAGGGACAATGGGGATTTAATTATAAAATTGACGATAAACCCCATAAATATTTTCCAGATTTTTATCTTCCAAAATATGATTTGTGGATAGAGATTAAAGGGAAAGAAGATAAAACGGATTTAATCAAATGGAAAAATTTTCCCCATAAATTGGAGATATTAAAATCAAAAAAAGAAATAGAATTATTTTTTGCTCGGTTCATCTAACGGTCAGGATTACGGGTTTTCATCCCGCCCATGCGAGTTCGATTCTCGCACCGAGTACGACTCCCACCTGGAGAGCAGATAAATAAAATAAAACTATGAACGAAGGAATTGTTAAGTTCTTTAATGAAGCTAAAGGATTTGGATTTATTAAAGATAAAAATATCTCTCGAGAATATTTTGTTCGTTTATCAGATTGTATTGATAAGATACAGGAAAATGATGAGGTTCAATTTGAATTAAGAGATGGTCCAAGAGGGTTAAGTGCCATTAATGTTAGACTAAAATAATTGATCCTATGAAATTTTTAGAAATTGAACAAACACCAAAAACTCCATACGTTTTATTTGACGGAAGAATAGGACTTTTGAAAATTGAAGGAAGATCTATTCTGGAAGATGCAAAAGATTTTTATAAAGAATTACAAGAATCTTTGGATGAGTATGAAAAAGATCCCAAAGAAATGTTTAATCTCATTATTAATTTGGAATATTTTAATACTGCTTCAGCAAGGGAATTAATGAAGATCTTTAATCATCTCCCAAAATTTCCTTCAAAAGTTTTATGGTGCCATGAAAAAAAGGATCCTGATATGATTGAAGCTGGTCATGATTTTGAACAGATCCTTAAAACTGTTCCGTTTGAATTTAAAATTATTGAAAGATAATTTAACGGGAATTTAACCGAAGATATTTTCATCATATTAGATCTTTTCGTATATTTGATCTATAATAAAAAATAAAAACCAATACGTTCTTTAAAATTTTGATTTTCAAATCCGTAGTAATTAAAGGGATACTTCGAACTATAACGGTCCTAAGGTAGTCCCGGGAGCGCGAGCTCTCCACGAACGGCAAATGAAGGATACGAAAGGATTCCTTTCATCTCTCGTAGATGTAATGCCAGTCCAATGCTAAATAATATGCTCGAAAGAGCGAGGGCTGGGGTTAAAAACCAGGAAACTGGTGCCCTAAAAAATTTAGTAATGACGGCCACCCAAAGGAGGTTCTTCGGAACTTCCCCAGATAATACTCTTTAAGAAATTTCTCGGATAACTTATATAGATACTCCTTAAGAAGGAGATCTAAAGATGCCTGCGAGCCGCTGCATCAAGCGGTTCCCTGCCAAGGGTTACATGGTAGGTTTTCACGTTGCTCAAGTTTCCCTCTGTAAACTGGGTGTACCGCTTCCGGGGCGTACCTGGTCTCCAACCGTGAGTATGATCGGGAGGTTTTTTCTCGTTTTTGATTTTTGACTCCTATGGGGATTTTAAATTTTCTCTTAAATAAAAATCATCGTACCGCTCGTCTCAAGCGTATTGAGCAAACGGCTAGCTTCAGTCATTAGGAATGGCATCCAAAGAGCAAGAGAACCGGCGGGGCCTTAAAAACTCCCCCTTTTTTTGCCCTCGTGATGGAACTGGGTAGACATATCGGACTCAAAATCCGATGCTTTAAACAGCGTGTGGGCTCGAATCCCACCGAGGGCACAATTTAAAACAAAAATACATGAGCTCAGCAGAAAATGATTTAACACAAAGTCTCCTGGAAGAATGCCGAAGAAAGGATGAATTAATCGATGCCTATCGAGAAAAAGTAGTAATCCTAGAAAAACTTCTTTCCACTAAAGATCAAAAATTAAAACTTTATGAAGATCATGTAGAGGAGCTTCGAAGAATCATAAAAGGATCAATGGAACAAACAGATCGGGCTATTCAAATTTCTAATGGTATACTTCAATGAAATCTATGCCATACATTCTTTTAGGATTAGCTATTTTAGCTGAATTGGTTGTATTAACCGTTTGTACCCTTCTTGTTATCTTCACACCCAAAGAAGAAACTACTCTTAGATGCCTTCTCTATGCATTTATAATTTGGCATATTTTTTTCGACAAAACAGGCCTTAAACTATTTTTGCCTAAGAGAATCAGGGAAAATTTGAAAAATCTAAAAATTCGTTTTTCCTAACTTTAACCCGGATTTAACAAAACCAGAGTGCTTTAAATGTGTAAAATTCATATATTTACACTTTCTTAAGGATATTTTGAATCTTATTATTAATTAAAATCAATTTTTTATGGCAGAAGGCAGAAGCGGTGACCTTGTCTTATCACAAGGAACATACGTATTACTTCAAGACGGAGCTACAGGACAGGTAGAAGTTGTTACTGGTCCTCATAAAGTCAGTCTTGCGGACACCGACCGACCAGTTGTCTATGACAGGGAATCACGATTATTTTCCCCTACGACAGCGGATAAAGCTATTAGAGTTTGTCCGGCTGCAGACGAAGGTCAGTATCTCGTTTTAACCAATCCTTCAAAAGAGGACAGTGGTATGAAACATCCAGGAAAGGGAAAACAACCTTCCATGGAACTTTTGATGGGGCGTAAGATTAATCTTCAGGGTCCTACAGTTTTTGCACTATTCCCAGGCCAAGTTGCTGATGTTATTGATGGACACCAGCTTAAATCCAACGAATACCTACTTATTCGTGTTTACAACGAAAAAGAAGCAAAAGAAAATCTCAAAAATTCAGTTGTTAAAGGTGCTGAAGGTGCTGATGGAAAAGAGACGGCTGTTAAGCAACTTTTTGATGAAAAAGAAATCCGAACAGGAAATCTTCTTATCATAAAAGGTACTAATGTTTCTTTCTATATGCCTCCGACAGGTATTGAGGTATTAGAAGAAAAAGGAAAATACACCAGGGACGCAGTCACATTGGAGAGATTAGAATATTGCATTCTTCTCGATCAGAATGGCGACAAACGTTATGTAAAAGGACCGGATGTTGTATTCCCAAAACCAACTGAAACTTTTATCGAAAACAAAGGACAGAAGGTTTTCAGAGCTCTCGAGCTTAATGAAAATATGGGTATCTATATTAAGGTCATTGCTGATTATACTGAAGGAGAAGGAAAAAATGCAGTTGAACATAAAGCTGGGGAGGAACTTTTCATTACAGGTAATGAGCAGAAAATTTACTTCCCACGCCCAGAGCATGCGATAGTAAAATATGGATCTGAAACAATTCATTATGCTACTGCAGTTCCATCTGGAGAAGGTCGCTATATCTTGGATAAAATTGCCGGAAAGGTAGATCTGAGTAAAGGACCTAAAATGCTTCTCCCGGACCCAAGAAATTCGGTTATTGTCAAGAGAATTCTTAATGATGCTACTGTTGCTCTTTGGTATCCCGGAAATAAAGAAGCTTTACTCTATAACCAGAAACTTCGTTCATCTGCTGAAGCTGAGAAGGATTATGTCGAAGATCTCGGCGAATCTCTTGTAAAAGGAAGAGGAGTATCAAAAGCTACTCTTTATTCTTCAGCCATTGCTGGTTACATGGGTGATGAAATGGAACGTAAACAGGAATACACCAAACCACGTACTATTAAACTTGATACCAAATATGAAGGTGCAGTTCTTCTTAACATCTGGCCTAATTTTGCCGTTCAGGTTGTTAACAAAACTGGAGAACGTAGAGTTGTTGAAGGGCCAAAAGTTGTTATGCTCGAGTATGATGAAACTCTTGAAGTTCTCGAACTTTCTACTGGGAAACCAAAAACAGATCATGACCGCATGAAGACTGTTTACCTCCAAACAAAAAACAACATCGTTTCGGATATAGTAACAGTTGAAACAAAGGACTTGATTCCTGTTGACGTTCGCATTTCTTATAAGGTTAACTTTGAAGGAGATCCTAAGAAATGGTTCAACGTTTCTGATTATGTTAAACTTCTTTGCCAGCACATGAGATCTCTCATTCGTAATGCTGCGAAGAAACAAACTGTTCAGGAATTTAATGACAAAGCTACTGACCTTATCAGGGATATTATCCTTGGCGAATCAAAAGAAGGCAAGAGACTTGGCCGTTCATTCGAAGAGAATGGAATGAGAATTTATGATGTTGAGGTTCTCGATGTTGAAATCGGTGATGAAGAAATAGCAGAAATGCTTGTTCAGAATCAGCATGACATTGTTGAGAATAACCTCAAAGCTTTGAAACTTGAGAAGGATCTTGAATTCACAAAGACCTCCGAAGATGTTATTCGCCAGAAAATTGATGAAAAACTCAAAACCCAGGCAAAACAGTCGGAAGCAGAGCTTGCTCAGGAAGAAAATTCCAGTAAACTGGCCTCTACCAAACAGAAAAATCAGAAGGACCTCGAAGCTGCAAGGGCTAATGCTGAAAATGCTGTCCAGGAACTTTTGGATATGATAGTTGCTTCTAAACTCGCAAGAGAGAAGAAACTGGAAGATCTTAAACTGGGGTATGAAAAAGAACGTTCAGCTCTTCAGATAAAAGAAGTTGAAGCTCAGATGGCTGCAATTCAGCCTGGATTGATCGAAGCTCTTATCGCAAGTAATGATGTAAATCTTGCTGAAATATTGGCTAAGAATATCAAAGAGCAGAAGGGTGGCGGCTTTGCTGATCTTTTTGGAAAATCTGGTGGATTCGAAGGACTTTTGGAAACCGTAAAGGGAACTCCTCTTTATGATCGTCTTCAGAAAATACATGAAGATTACAAAACAATGAAAACTACCAGGACTACCAAATCCAAAGAATAATTCTTAAGGGAGGGGTCAAAATGGCTCCTCCCTTTTTTATTTTTATGACATTATGTCGATATATAAGGATCGGCACAATTATTGAAAGATATATATTATTTAAGAGACATTTTTAACTAAAACCAAAAAATTATGAAATAGGTTAATCAAAAATTAGTTTCAATCACCAGGCGTGATTTAATCCCCGGTTCTCAAGCCGTTCAAGCTGCCCACGCAGCAATTGATTTCCAACATCAATATCCTACAATTGCTCAACACTGGAATAAAAATTCCAATTATCTTATTTTTCTCTCTGTCGAGAATGAGCAAGAACTCAAAAGGTTTATTCAAAAATTTCAAATTTACGATCTCAAGCATACTGTTTTTGTCGAACCCGATTTAGACAATCAGATCACTGCGGTATGTGTCGAGCCATCCGAAAGAACTCAAAAATTATGTTCTCATTTACCCTTGGCCCTCAGATTTAACGAGGCTTTAACGCAAGTGTAAGGGAATAATTTGTATATTTAAATTCTAATTTCTAACTAAAACTCAAAAAGATGAAAAAGCACAACTAGGTACGACCTCCTTAAAGATTATTTCTTACTCAAGTTCAATTAATTAATCAAATCAATTTTTAAAACTAAAATAAGAAATAATCATGGAAACTTTAACAATCAATAAAATCGCAATCAACGCTTTAAAAAGCGACATTAAAAAACTTTCTGAAGAACAGAAATTTTTAAGAAATCAGAGAAAGACAGTTCACATCAAAGGTGAAAGAACAATGGAACCTTGGGTAGCTGTCATGAAACACAGAGCAAACAGAGAAAAATTAAGAATTATGTTTGCCGCTTATGGTTTAATGAGAGGAAAATCTTTAGAACAAATTGAAACAAAGCATTCTGAAGAAAACTCCCTTAAGAACTTTTTACCTCAGATAAGCAAGATCATTGAATCCTATGATCAAAAAGAAAATTAAGCATGGACAAAAGCATGGACATCTTGTCCATGCTTCCTATGATCCGTTAGCTTAGCCTGGCCTAAAGCCCGGGTCTCTAAAACCTGGATCGTGGGTTCGAATCCCACACGGATCACAATATATAGTATGTCAAAATAATTTGTCTGCTATGAAAGAAAAATCTAACGTAGAAAAATTTTGGGAAGAAATGTCTATTGAAGACCGAACCAAATTATTAAGAGAACATAATTGCTGGGATGGTGCTAATACCTATTTTTGGCAATATCTTCCAGGCCCATTACAACAAGTTGTCGAGGAAGAATATGAAAAATCTCGACGCTAAGTCCTTTTTTGTTAAAAAACGTGATTTATATATATTTCGAATTTTAACAATATTTTAACAAGGAAATATTTTTTTCTATAGAACTTTGTATTATATTTGCTCTATAGAAACAAACAAAGAAATTTAAGTTGTAGTAAGAATAGGGTTACTTCGTGGATTGAAAAATACCCTTTTCAAGTTTCTCAACATTATTTTGCACCTTTTAATTTTTAATTCTTTTATAGATGCAAAGCCTGAGAAACGAAAGTACTCAGGCTTTTTTTGTTAACTTTAAAAACGCAATAAAATGGCAAAAGAAAAGGATTCATTCACAACTGAATTAGTTTTAAGTCCAGTTGAGCACACGGGGAAGGATATTAATAGTTCCCCGATTTGGAAAAATGCTTGGCATCCAGGTGAAGTTTCCGAAGAAATAAAAAGGAAGTTTAAAAAATGGTTTGAATATACCGTCAAATTTGATGGGTTGAAAGCCATCCAAATAACAAAGGTTAGAGAAGTCTAAACATAATCCAACTCGGGAGAGGTGAAAGCATCCAAATCCGTCGTCAATGGAAAGAGGAAGCCGCTCAAGAGAACTGGTGATGAAGGAATAGGGGTTGCAAAAGGAGAAATCCTACGTACTATTCTTTAGCAGGTAACCAGGGAAATTGACTCAGCAGATCGCAAATCTGTTAGCCCCAAGAGTAAAGAAGACGTGAGGGGTGGTTGGATTAAATTTTTTGAAATAATTCTTTAGTAAAAACTAATAGTAAAAAAGGAGGTTTATTATGGCAAAGTACAACACAAAGAGGGAATTTTCTCTCAACGACCAGAAGGCTGGTGTTAAGGAAACTGTAACCCATCAGGGGGGAAAGGGACTTACTCAGCGTCCAGAAGCGGAACTTATCGGTATCCTCGCAACGGGTATGGGTAACAACTTTTACGAAAAGGAAACTGAACGTGAAAAGAGGTTCTGTGAAGTTCTCGGCAAGGTTGCAAAGGCTAACAAGGAATTTGCAGCTAAGGCTCTCATTTACGCTCGTACCATATTTGGTCAGCGTTCCGTAACTCATTTCGGTGCAGTTGAAATGCTTCCATATCTTCATGGGGACCAGCTTGCTAAGAGGTTCTTCACCAAGAGGGACAAGAAGGCTGAACGTGGAGGTATAATCTGGAGACTTGATGACATGGCGGAAATTCTTGCTGCATACTTCGCTAAGAACGGAGTTGAAGCACCAGTTCCTAACTCAATCAGGAAGGGTTTTAAGGATGCTCTCGAACACGCAGACACCTATGAACTTGCTAAGTACCAGATGAAGAACCGTGGTGTTTCTCTCGTTGACATCGTCAACCTTGTTCGTCCTGTTCCTACCAAGAAGAACGGTACTATCACTCTTGCCGAAGCCGACTACCAGAAGGCTATCGCTGGAACCAAGTTTGACCCAAAGAGCCCTAAGTACAAGGCTGAATATGCAAATATCCCAGTTCGTACTGCAGAAGGAACCACAATTCCTGCTCTTCATGCACTTGTTCTCGGTCTTCTCAAGCAGTTCAACACTGTTGAAGATAAGAACACCGAAGCTGGAAAGGTTGTAGCTGAAAAGGTTAAGTCCGGCCAGCTTACTAAGGAAGAAGCAGCAGCTGAGCTCAAGGAAGCTAAGACTGAAAACTACAAGGAACTTATTGAAACCAAGAAGATTGGTTACCTTGCTCTTCTCCGTAACGTAAGGAACATTCTTAAGACTACCGATACCGAACTTCTTGACAAGGCGTGCGAACTTCTTGTCGAACAGGAATTCATTCGTAAGTCTCTCGTATGGCCTCACCAGATTGACCTTGCTCTTGAAGTTATGACTCTTGAATTCAATGGTCGTCCACTTCAGAAGGTAACCCAGGCCCTTGGAGTTGCATACGAAAGGTCAATTCCAAACCTTGCAAATCTTCTTCCAGAAGGAAAGACTGCAGTTGTCTTCGACACTTCAGGTTCTATGGAAGGCTACTCTAACATAGTTATCGATGCTAAGGCAAAGACTACTATCAACAAGAAGCCAGCTGATAAGGCAGCCCTTATTGCAGCAACCTTTGCTAAGGGTGTAGCTGGAGATGTTTATCATTTCGCTTCAGGTGCAGAACAGATTACCGGTTGGAACCCAAACGACTCTGTTAACACTCTCAAGCAGAAGTTCATGTCCTACAACGGACGTCAGGGTCACGGAACTGACTTTGGTGCTTGCTTCAAGCTCTTCGAAAGAATGGGTAAGCAGTACGACAGGGTTATCATAATCTCTGATGAACAGGATGGATACGGAAACGTTGAATCCAACTACAAGGGATACTGCCAGAGATTCGGAACCCCATACGTATACATCATAAATGTATGCGGATACGCTCCAACTTCTCCAATAAAGAGTGGAGACAGGGTTTTCAGACTCTATGGTTACTCAGCCGACATTTACGAAAAGATTCCTAGATTGGAATTAAATGTCAACGAACTTATCGATGCTATCAACAAGATAGAAATTTAGCAAAGGAGGGAGCTTTTAGCTCCCTTTCTTTTTGCATTTATCTCCATGCCATCGAGTATACATTGATGGATCAAATAATCCTCCGCAATATTCGCATTTTTTCTTTTCTCGATTGAGTCTTTTAAAACTTTGTATCTTTTTTGTTTCTTTCGATTGAGTTTTACCCCACATAGGATTTTTTGAAGGATCACTATAAATTTCGCTCATCCTTTTTCCGATGTTTTCTTTAGATTCTTCTGTATGTTTAAAATTCTGCATTCTTTTACTAATAGCTTCTCCGAATCCTTTTGGCGGAATCCATCCCTTATGGGATTCTTTCATTAATAGAATAGTTTCATTGGTATGATGTTTACCAAGATGGGATTTTCTTAATTGCTCTCTAGTTTCTAAAGAAACTATTTTGCCCGGACTTCCTTCCCCCCCATCTGTCAAATTCATTCCATTCGGAACCTTGGATCCTAATGATTGAATCCAATATTTTTCTCTTTCAGGACCCTCTTTAATAGAGCATACTTCTAGAATTTCCTTTGTGAAATTTTCTTTTCCGTATTTCTGAATAGATCTCTTAAGATAAACTCCAGAGCCGAAATAGTCGTCATTGATATTATTGGTGGTGTGAACTCCACAATAAATTCTACGAGTTACATGATTGGTAATCTTATAAATACAACATTCCATAGTTAATTTATTTTATATATTCGTACAGTTCAAGACAGGAATACAAAACTTTTAGCCCCCTGAACATATAATACTAAAGGAGAGGTTTCTCCTAAACTAAAATAAATAACAAATTATGTCAAAACTTAATAAACCTTGGGGATTTAAAGAAGGATGTAAAGCTATGGTAGAATTCGTGTTTTTGCCAAACAATGATTTTGAAAATATCTGTTCTGGCGGGATCGAAAAAAGGACTGGATATAGTCAGTGGGATAAAATATCCTATGATGTAGAAATTCAGGAAATTGAAGATTGGAATGGAAAAAAGATGGCTCATATTATTATCCCGGAATTGGACAATAAGCCATTTATAGTAGACGAGGGGGAATTGTTAATTCCCATGAATAAAAAGACGAGGGGGAATTGTTAATTCCCATGAATAAAAATGTTTAAAATCCTTCTAATTCTTTAACGAAAATTTAATAGTCAATAATAAAACTTATTGACTTTTTTTGTATATTTACACTGTCCAGCACGACTTTAAAAGGCTTAACCAATTTATTAAATTAAATTTTAGTACCAATGACATTACAACAAGCTTATGACCGTATGGTCGAAAGAACCGGCAAATCCAAATTTGTCGAAGGTGTATTAGGAGAAAAACCTATTATTAAAAAATTATCCCTTGAATTATTAAACATTGATGAATATTATCAAAGATATTTATCAAAAAGAGTATTTGATGTTGCGAAACAGTTCGATAACGAACTTGCTCGACCGCTAAGTGTCTTTTTAAGACCTGACGGCAAATATTTTGTTAATGATGGTCAGCACACTGCTATAATGGCAATGCTATCCGGAGGGATAAAAGAAATTGAATGTACGATTCTTGTTCATCCTAAAAATTTTAGTGAAGAAGAATGCAGATCTAAAGAAGCTGAGCATTTCGAAGCACTAAATTCCTCTCGAAAAAATGCTTCTCGTATAGATAAAATACGTGCGGGAGCTTCCTATGGGGATAAAGATGCTAAAGAATATGTTGAAAAGCTCAAATTATTTGGAGTTCAGGTTGAAGGCCTCGGAGATGATTTTGGATATGAAGTCAAATCATCATCTAAACTTGAGTGGTGCTGGAAAAAAAATTATAGCGATTATGTAATTAGTAAAGCTATTAATTTCTTAATAGAACTTGATAAGAGAGCTTGGAAGAAAGGCTATCTTAATGGCTCTATTATCTTAGGGGTTACCATGATATTTGACTTAATCGAAAAACTTAATGGAGGGGATAAAGCAAAAGGATTAAATAATTATATGCTGAATAAATTTGAGAATTTTGCTCTTTCCGATTGGAATAAGGGATGTCAAGGATCCCTTGGGCAATATCTTCTCGTAGCCAAAATTCTTCAGAGATATAATGATGCAGTTAAGCAAAAACATATTCCCGGAGCTACTATTGGAAATACTACAGTTAAATTATATGGCCTTGATTTACCTGCCCTTCAGGAATAACAAAACTTTATACTTATTTTAAGTAAATATATAAGAATACTAAAGCTCAGGCTATTAATTAGTTTGGGCTTTTTTATAAAATTAATTAATTACCAAATCAAATGAAACAAGGAAAAGTAAAATTCTTCAACGAAACTAAAGGTTTTGGATTCATTAAAGAAAACGGAACCGGAACTGAATACTTTGTTCATATTTCTGGGGTAAAAGAATCTACCCTTAAGGAAGATGACGAAGTTTCTTTCGACCTCGTAGAAGGAAAAAAAGGTTTAAATGCAGTTAATGTCACATTAGTATAAGACTTTTAATACCCGAATGCAAAGGTTCAGGAATTCCTGAACCTTTTATCGTCCTCCAATGATGAAAGGGGATACCTTAAAAACGAAACCGATAGAGATCCCAGAAAAGCCCAAAATAATTTAACTAACTTTTAACACCCGAGGTATTTTTATATCTCGGGTTTTTTTTGTATATTTGTCCTATAAATGAAATTTATGGATACTCTTGAATTATATGTTATAAGAAATAAGCAAGGGAAATATTACCGTTCCAAAGGGTATGGTGGTTATGGCCAAAACTGGGTAGATGAACTCCAAAAGGCAAAGATTTATCCAAGAATTGGCCCGGCAAGGACTCAGGTCACTTTTTGGTCTAATAATTATCCAGGATTTGGAACCCCCGAAATAGTCGTTTTAACTGTTTCCGCTACAAAGGTTTTAAATGAGGAGGAAAGAGTTAAAAAAGCTATTAATAAAGCTAAAAGAGAAAAAATCAATCAGGAACTTTACTGGGCAAGAGAAAAAGCTGAAGAAGCTAGAAAAAGAATTCAGCAACTTTCTGATCAAAAAGCTCTTTTAAAAGCTGAATCCGATGTCCAAAAATTAGAAGCTCAATTAAAAGATCTGGTATGAGAAAATATATGTGGGTCATATTAGTCCCCCATTCAGATAATAATGGCAAAAGATTTCCCATTGAACGTCATTGGAAGTGGGACGATTTTGTGAAGTCCATTACTGGTGGATTAACTATTCATCGTGTTGCAAAAGGGGAATGGATAAATCCAGAAGGAACCCTTTATCAAGACAAAATGATCCCCGTACATATTTCCTGTACCGAAACAGAAATCAATAAGATCGTAGATTTTACGATCAAACATTATGATCAGGAAGCTGTTACGGCTTATGCGATTTCTGATTATGTTATAATAAAACACAGAAACGAAATATGACACCTGCAGAAAAAATAATACTAAAAAAGGCTTTAAGCTCTTTAAGAGGAGGGATGCTATGGAGTGGAGGATCCACGGATTGGCCTGGATATGCTAATCAGATGAAAGGAACTATAAAAAGTGCTACTCAGCTATTAGATACTATTTTGGAGTTACCAGAGAATAATGAAAAGCCTCCCCTTCCTGATAGAAATTTAATTGATGATTTATTACCATGAAATATAGAATGTATTTTTTCGTTCCTTATAGCATTTCTCCTATACAGCAAGCAATACAGGCTGGTCATTCTATGGGGGAATATGCTTTG